GCAGTTCAGCTTGTTGGCGAAGCGGGGACAAAACCGCACAAGCTGCTGGACTGTTCCTTTCAGCACCCCGGGGGGAGGGGCACCGCCGTGCGTGCAGTCTCTGCAGTTCCACCATGAACGCGGTGGTGTGGGCATGGTGCTAGTGTGGCACCATGGACCTATGCGCAACATCACTACGCAAACCTCATCTATGGGATGATCGGCACGGACAGACTCTTAACCTATGGTGGGGTCAGCTAGCTACCAGGCACTAAGAGCCACGCAATGGGGCATGAATAATCAAAGGGGCCCATCACAGACGCCCTCGCGGGCGGGAATCCTGGATGGAGTGGGGAACACACTCGATCGGCGAAACGCCGCTAAAGAAAGGCAGGTTTATTCTTCTACGGTGAATATCACCCAGCTAGATCACCTGAAAAGCGCGCTGGTGACGCCACTTAGTAAAAGACTAGTGGGCCACGTTTTGGGAACCCGAACTGCACAGAAGCGGTAAGAAGATTTTGCTTCGCAGTGGCCAAGACAGCAGAATAGTCTTCAGCGGTGACGCCGGCTTCACAGATCGCATCGGCGATGGAGCGCCAGTAATCCTCATCATTGCGACCAAGTGCAAGCCCATTTTGGGAGCGGTGCAACACTACAGTCTCACTAAGGGCGACGTGGGTTCCGCCGAAGCGATAGCCGCAAAACTCGAGATCAGAGCCGTACTCAGGTTTCGGCTGCATCTTCCAGTCCCGTGGGTTGAACTCGGGAGGGGCACGCCAGTCACCCAGCACGACACTATCGTCGCCCGAAAACGCGGCCGGGGTACCGGGCGGGCACCTAAGTGAACACCCAGTAATGGCCGCATTGCGCAGCGTGTTCAACAGCCAGGTCCACCGATCGCCGGATTCCTGACGCATCATGTGGGGGCCCATGTGGGACGAAGTCGTGGCACGGTCGTACTGGTAGGCACGGATGTATTCATTAGGGACGCCGCAAAGGCCCATGATCCAGAGGTCGAAATCCAGGAAGACACGATCACACCCGTTGTCCCACGCAGTGTAGTCATTGGCAGACATAGCCGCACCGGGCACCCAGTGTTTAACGTACCAATCGTCCATGTCCTTGGGTGAGGCCCGGCAATGAAGGTAAGTCCCCGGACGGGCATGCCGCAACGCGAGATCCTCAACGTAGTGAGCAAAAGGGGCGTCACGAAACTGGCGAACAAGGTTAAACTCAGACACAGTCTGGCCGGCCTTGGCGTGAGCGAACCGGGTGCCCTCCTTCTTGACAAGTTGCGACTTGAGGAAAAGGTGCGTGAAGTTCGGGAAGGAGTCGATGGGGTTCTTCCCCAAGGACCGCTCAATCTGGGCCTTGGTGCGCTTGGAGACCCAAGACTGATAAGAATGGCGGGCGATGGCCTCAAACCGGGCGTT